CTTCCGTTCGCGGGATCGGTGAAGCGTGATCCGACGAGCCGGGAGCGCGGCCCTGGACCTCTTCGGCCACGCGCTCAGCCTGATAACGCTCAGCGACATAGCGACGCAGCTCGACGAGGGACCGGTGTTTCGTTGGCTCGCTACCGTCCAACGGAATGAACAGAGGAACATCGCGGCGATAGGTGACGTGCCCGTACAGCTCCCCGCTAACGGTCAGCTCCCGCCCGATCTCATGCCAGTTCGGGTCCGCGATACGAACCTGCATCCGCTTGCGCCCTACCCCACCAGTTCGAACGGTTCGTGAATCGGTACGTAGGGCGTTGGCTTGCCCGAGTCGTAGATAACGCTCCACCACTTCGCGGGGCGCTCGGGTGGCGTGTGCTTCTCGCAGATAAAGGCCGGTTCCACTTTCCACTCCGAGAGCAGAGGCTTCCAGATTCCACCGACGCAGCCCATTTGCAGCGTGCGAATCGGCCGCGCATACGCGGGGCGGCATTGGGCGCAGGGTGTGGACCGGGAGGGATCGGGTTTCGCCATTTCGCGCCTGGACCAGCAGACAGAGCAGTCGCAGTCCTGGGCGTGCGGAAGACGTTGATAGCTGGCCGGCTTCTGCATAGGTCATCCCCTCCCCTGGCTTTCCGTAGACGGCGCAGATCATGCGGTCCACTCCTGTTCCAGCAGCCAGCTACGCAGCAATGCACTGTTAATCATGCGGCGCTTGCCGAGCTTTACGGTGGGGAGTACGCCCCGGTAGACCCAGGCGCGGGCCATGGAGCAGGTCAGGCCGTTGCGTTCCGCCCAGGCTTCGACGGTTTCCACGTCATGCTGTGGGGCGATCAGCTTTGAAGGTTCTAGCTCTTCCAGTTCCATGCTCGTTCCGTCACTATTCGTGGCATTGCATACGGATTGACCCTATCCGTTTTGACTAGAGTCGAAACGAATCATATTTAGATAGAGTCAAATTGGATAGCGCTTATTTAGATCGATTCGTAATGATAAAAGAAAGAGTTATTACCGTTTTGAGGCATAGCGGGCTAAAGCTGCCGCAACTCGAGCAACTGACAGGAATCAGCCGCTATACCTGGAGCAATTTGAAAAACCCGGCTAAAGCACGAGAGATCAAAGCTGACGAAATTGAGGCGGTGGTGAAGCTATATCCACAATTTGCGCTTTGGATAGTCAGCGGCAACGTCCAACCAGAATGTGGACAAACCAGCCCTGAATACGAGGCAGCCCATTCAAACTTGCCCAATCAAAACGCGGGATAG